CAGTCGGGGCAGCCTTGTTTCAGCGTCGGCTTCAAAGGCTGGGGCTGGGCTTGCTCTGGCATCAGGGGGCCTCCTCGAAGGTCAGATCGAACCGATACCACGCGCCGAAGTGGTAGAGCGGGTCGTTCGTCGTGGCGTCGATGAACAGCGTGTGCGTGCCCGGCTGGAGCGTGACCTGCTGTGGCGGCGCGGGGTTGGATACGACCGGGGCCATGCCACCTTCGCAACCGAGCCCGCCGCCGGGCGCGTGGGCCGAGCCGACGAGGTCGCCGCCGACGTAGAGGCTCATCAGCTCGTAGTTGGGGTCCTGGGTCTCGCCCTCGCCCGACCAGGTGACCGTCATGACCAGCGCCCGGGGCACGATGATTTCGCAGGTGGCCGTGGCCGACTGCGTGTACGGGTTGTGGCTGCGGCAGTTCTCGTCGTCTTCCCAGTCCAGCCGCAGCGACAGGCCGTCGTTGAGGATGGACCACGGGCTTTCCGGGACATCGTCGGGATCATCGTAGGCGCGATACGCGCCGTTCTGCCCGCCGTCGATGAAGCCCTGATCAGTAAACGACCACTCCTGGGTGAACTCGATGCAGCAGGCCGGACAGGACTCCTCGGCATTGTAGACGGCCGACCTGCCGCCCAGCAGCACGCCGCGTTTGCCGCCTTCGACCACGACTGATTTTCCCGGTGCTCCCACGCCGACCTCCTTACGATGAACCGCCGGCCGTCTCGCAGGCCTCCTGGTCGACCATCTCGTTGATCCAGCCGAGCACCAGATCGTAGCCATACGAATCGTTCAGCACATAGTGGGCATAGCCGAAGGTCGCCGGAATCATCCACCCGATGCTGGGACGTTGCCATTTGTGCGGAGTGGCTGTCGGATCAACGGCGCTTTCCAGCGTTTCGCCAGTGGCGATGTCCAGCACGTCATAGGTCCACGTTGCCGGGTTTGCTTCGTCGCCTTGTGCGCCGCCGATCTGCGTCAGGTCCACGGGGAAGATGCGCATGGGCTGGCGATTGCCGAAGCGGACGATTGCCCACTTCAAGCCCGTGCCTCCCTCCTTCCAGAGGATCGAGGCTGAGCCGTTGGGGTCGGCGAACAGCCCAGCAGCGTAGGCGTCGAAGATGTCAGCGAACTGGTACTCCTCGGCCTCAGCGTCCAGCACGATGACCTGTACCGGGCACACACCGGCGGCGTAGGCTCGGCCGATCTTCCCGGCGGCGATGGGTTCAGCCAGGATGACGAACTTGCCTTCGTGCGTATCGACAGCGGGCATCACGCACGAGAGTGCCACGCGATTCTTGAACTCGTTGTCGTTGGCCACCGGGTCGATGATCGGCATGTCGATGCCCAACACGGCCAGGCGGTTCTGGTTCGAGCCGCTGTCGTTGCGAACCAGGACAATGCTGGCTTGGCGGAACGACGGCTCGGACTTCTGGCCGATGTGGGCGGTGCGACGGCGGTAGTCGGCCGCTGCATCGACAAAAGCATTGTACGCCGTCGCCGGGATGTGCAGCTTCTGGCCGGATTGAACCTTGCGCAGCGAATCACTCATGTGCCGATCCCCAGCGAGGCGAAGTTGGCGAGGTCATAGACCTTTTCGATGTAGACCGCTGCTGGCTTTTTGACCAGCGTATTGGAAGCCGCGTCCTCCTCGTCGGCATAGCGGACCCACATGTACTCCCATCCCCACTTGGTAATGCCGGTGATACTGCCGACGCTGATATTCGTGCGGTTGGGACTGGCCGCGAAGCGATACGTGATCTCCCAGTCTTCTTCGCCACGTTTCGCGCCGGATGCCCCCAGGAACAAACACTCGCCCGCCGCCAGGCCCTTGAAACCCGCGTTATTAACCTTGCCGGTGAGGTTGAAGAGCGTCCCGCGATACGCGGATGTCACGAACGAATCGTCCAGATAGTGCGTCTCGGAGAAGTTGTAGACCGGCACGGTGATATCCACGCCTTCGACGTTGTCATGCGTGACGCCGATTGCGCCGCCGAAGTCGGGCGCTGTGCCCGATGCAGCGTAGCGATTCACTGTCGTAATGCTCTGTGTGGTGTGCTGCGTCCCACCGCCGGTGTCGAAAGCGAAGCTGGACTCGCCCACCTCGGGCGGGGTGTACTCGGGTTTGAGGAAGCGGACACGACACTCCCATTTACCAACGCCGCCGACGGTGTCCACGAAGATCGGCTCAAGTGTGCACTCGTCGCGCACCAGTCCATCGTAGCTGGTGGGTGTAGACGACAACAGGAGACTCTTGGCCGTCAGGTCGTCGGGCGTACCGTCGAGGATGTAGTGGAACGTCACCGACGGCTTATCACCTTCGGTCCATTCGCGGCTGTCGATCTTTTCGGTCAAGGTAGCCATCAGGCGAAGCTCAGCTCCTGTGCATTGCGAAGCGGGCGCGTGTTGCGTTCGATCTTGTCGATGCCGGTGGCCATGCGGTCGGTTGCGCCGCCGGCCTGGAAACCCAGTACATTGGCGGCGACGAACGTGCCCTGCGAGCCGATCTTGGCGGCCTGCTCGCCGACCAGCGCGCCGATGTCGCCCAGGCCGGCCAGCGCCCGCTGGGCCTTGTCGAGGATCGCGTCGGGGCCTTCGAGTGCGCCAGGGCCTTCCTCGGCTTCCTTCTTCTGACGTTTCTTACGGGCCTCGTCGATGGCGTCCTGCCATTCCTTGCGCGCCTTGGCGAGGTCGTCCTCGTTGTCGGACATCCGCCGCTCATACTCGGCGTCGAGGTTCTGGTGCTTCTCGAGGTTCTGCCGGCCGATCTCGGCCAGCGTCGCCTCGTGGATCGCCGACGCCTGGCGGCGTTCTGCCTCCCGCTCGGCCTCGCGCTGGGCGATCTTCCGCTGCTGCTCGTTGTCGATTCGGCTGATGGCGGCCTGCTTCTGTTGCTCGACGAGCTTGTTCTCGGCCTCCAGGTCCACCGAATCGTCGAACAGGCTTTTGATCCAGTTCCATGCCTTCTTCGCGCCGGACTTGATCCGCTCCCAGGTCTTGGAGAAGAACCCCACGAACCCATGCCAGGCCTTGGCGAAGAACGCCGTGGTCTCGATCCAACCGACCTCCAGTGCATGCCAGACCACCTCGACGATGGCCAGCAGGCCGTGCCAGGCGTCGTAGCCGATCTTGATGAAGAAGTTGCGGAAGTTCAGCCAGGCCTTTTCGAGGAAGTTCACGCCCCGCGTCCACTCCATCTTGAGCGTCAGCCAGAGAACCTTCATCGCCAGGCCGATGTCCCCGGCCGCCAACGCGTCGGAGATGCCCTGAAATGCGGCCAGCGCATCTTCCTTGAGCGTGTTGAACTTCCCACCCAACCAGCCCAGGGCCTTGCCGCCCGCGCCGGTCGTGTAGACCAGGTACGCGCCCAGCGCCGCCAGCGCGGCGATGACCATGCCGATCGGCGAGACGAGGAAGGCGATTACCGCGCCCAGCACCTTCAGCACGGCCGCGACGGTGGTGATGACCGTAATCAACACGCCGAGGATCGTGCCCAGGCCGGAGATGACCGTGCCCAGCATCGCCAGCGCGATACCGACGGCGATCACGATGGCGACGATCTTCAGCGCGGTGACAATCCACTGCTGATTGGCCTGAACCCACGCGCCGACCTTCATGGCCACCGACGTGATTGTCTCGGCGACCTGCTGGAGCACGGGCGCAAGGGCCGCACCGACGTGGAACACGCCCATCTTCACGACCTTCCAGAGCTTGTCCAAAGCGTCGGTGAAGTCCTCGGCGGCGGCGGCATCCTCGGCGCTCATCGTCAGCCCGAGACGGCGGGCCTCTTTCTGGAGCGCCTCGATGCCCTTGGCCCCGCTGGCCATCATCGGCAGCAATTGCGTGCCCGCCCGGCCGAACAGGGCCTGGGCCAGCGCCGCCTTGCGGGTAGGGTCCTCGATGCGGCTGATCGCCTCGGCCAGGAGCTTGAACTGGTCCTCGGGGGCCAGGCCCGCGAGGTCCTTGTACTTCAGGCCGAGATCGGCCAGGGCGTCGGTCTGCGTGCTCAACCCCCGCCCCGCGTCGTAGATGCTCCGCTGCATCCGCCGAAAGCCAGTCTCCATGGCCTCCAGCGACGTGCCCGTTTGCGATGCGGCGAAGCGAAGCTCGCTCAATGCCTCGACCGACAGGCCGGTCCGCTTGGCCATCTTGGCGACCTGGTCGCCCATCGAACCGAACGCCTTGGCCGCACCGAGCATCGGAGCCAGCACGGCTGCACCCAGTCCCGCAATCTTCAGGCCCATAGCGCGGATGGATTGCCCGAAGGCCTTGAGCTTCTTCTGCGCCCGGCGCAGGCCGCGCACGAGCTTGCTGTCGTCGGCGAACAGCTCGACGAACGCACGGCCAGCTCGGATGCCCTGGGTCGATGCCAAGTGCGGTTACTCCTCGTCGTCCAGTTCGACCGCGTACCAACCTTCGGGCAGGTCCATGCGGCCCGCGACGGGCTCGCCGCCGGCGTCCTTGACCCAGACTTTCACGTCCTCGACCGTCTCTCGCAGGCGGACGGGCGTCCCGTGCGGGACGTAGATCGTGCGGACGCAGCCTGTCAGCAGCAGGATGGGCAGCAGCAGCGGGATCAGCTTGCGCAGCATCATTGCACCTCCACGACCAGCGCATCGCCGGCCAGAATGGTTCGCACCCGGGCGGCGGCATGCCGCGCCGACGCCCGACGCCGATAGCCCTCGCCGCTGTCGGCGAGAATCCGCCCGTTGGACACCTGCAGTCGCCATCGCCACTCGCGCCGGGCGTCACGGTAGATTTCGAGCTTGGGTGTTCTCATGGTTTGCCCCAGTGCTTGCGGACCTTCGCCCGCAAGCGGTCACGGGTCTGCCGGTCCGGGTCGGCGTCCTCCGCCGTGGGCCGCGATCGGTTCACGATCCACGGCAGCAGGATACGAACGATGGCCGCGATCAGGCTGATCAGCCACTGCATGGCTCAGCCCTCCGCAGGCACCGGCTTGTCGAGGTTGCCCGACGCTTCCAGTTCGGCGTGAACGATCTGTATGCCCTCGCGCAGCTCGGCCTTGGCTTTGGCGTCCACCGGCTTGCCCCGCGCCTCCTCGTAGACCTTCACCACGTAGTTGAGGGCCGCATTGAGGCGATTGAGCGCCTTGTTCGGCGTGTCGTCGGGAATCTCCTTCTCGGCCCACTTCACAGCCGCGATGATGGTTCCCTCGAACGCCTGCCAGGAGGGCTTGGCGGCGTAGAGCTTGTTCAGCAGCCACAGCATTCCGCCGGCCAGCAGCGCGATGACGGCCGGGCTGTTCAGCACGTTCCAGATGACCTGCACGATTCCATTGAAGTCCATTTCCATTGCTAGAGTCCTTTCCGGGCCTCGAGGGCCTCTCTCAACAGTGCCAGCGATTCCTTGTCGGCGACCTGCATTGATCGCCGGTCCATGCGTGCATACGGGTCGAAGTCGGACAGCTTGAAGGGCCGGTGTTTCTTCGGGTCTCGATTGCCGTTGGCGATCAGTACGCAGAGCATCGACGTGTGCGCCCATCGCTCGCGGCCGAGCCCTTCGGCCATCCAGAGCAACTGCCGCAGCGTCAGCGGCCGGGGATCGACTCCGAGACTTCCGGCGATTCGCCAGATATCGCGCCAGCAATCGTCTCGTCGACGTCGATCCCGTCGATCCGCGTCTCGATGGCCGTCACGGCCGCGTCGATCATGGCCATCTGCTTGGCGACCGCCTTGGCCCTGTCGTTGCGGCCGCGCGAGCGGAAAAAATCGATCAGTTCCTCGTAGAACGCCTTCTGCGCCGCTAGCAGCGTCTGGCCGTCGAAGGCGGCTCGCACGTCGTCGTCCGTGACCTTGTGCGTCTCGAATTGCTTCTCGAGCATCGCGCAGAGCACTTCTCCCAGCAGCATCTCGTCGGTGCCCAGGCGGGTCAGCAGAGGCGGGTCGCCCGCTTCCGGTTGGAGCAGGTCCACGTCCAGCTTGGCCTTGACGGCCATGGCCGTGCCGAGTGTCAGCGAGAGCGTCCAGGTCCGTCCGGCGGTATCGGTGAAAGTCTTCATTTATCGCATCTCCCTGTGGCTGGTCGGGTGGCTTGCGGGCTGGAAGGCCGAAGGTGTTCGATGGCTCATGCCAGAAGACATTACGCCACCTCCAGCCACTCTGAGAACACGGCGAGCTTGGCCGTGACCGAGACGGTGACGCCTTCCTCCAGCGGCTCGTTACGGCTGAAGTTGGTGATCGAGAAGTCCCCGATCGGCCCCTCGGTCCCGCTGGTGGCCTTGTCGCCGGTGAGGATGGCCAGGGCGATGGTGCCGGCCGAGAGGAACGCGGTCTTGACGGCTTCGAACCCCGCGTCGCCCGGCTGCCAGAGCATCTCGAACTCGGCGGTGCACTCGCGCAGCGTCGGAGCCGTCGCCCGCCAGCCCTGGTTGGCGCGGGTGGTAACGTCCGCCTCGCCCGCTTCGAGCGAGAGCGATACGTCCTTGACGTTGGCCATCTCGTTGGCCGGTGAGGCCGTGCCGGCGACGTCCTGGTAAATCTTGGCATTCATGCCCAATAGGAATGACTGTGACATTGATCGAACTCCTTATCGAACGCTGCCGCGCCACATGGCGGGAAGCTTGGGTTGTTCCTTTCCGAAGGCGGGCCCCATAAATGGCCTTGGTCGAACCTTCGCACGTTTGCGTTTGCCTCGACGCTCGACGACGCCCGTGCCGCCGTACTCCAGTAGCGACGGCGCTTCGCCGCGTCCGGCCTGGCTGAGGCGCGCCGGGCCGATCACCACGCTGCGTTTCGCCGGTTCGTAGCCGAACCAGATGAACTTCTTCAGCAGGCCGATGTGACTACTCGGCGGCGATCCGGGCGGCGACGCCTTCTTCCGCTTGCGAATACTGCTGCGAGCGGTCCGTCGCACGAACGCGCCGAATTTGCTCAGCACCCGCCGCGTGGTCCGGTCGACCGACCGGCGGACTTTCTTCGAGTCGAAGAACAGCTGTGTCATTTCGAAGCGGATCATCCCATCGCCCTGTAGGTCACGGTCAGGACGCTCGTGAACACGCGTTGCTCGGCCAGGTGCTCCGGGGCGTAGATGGGCTCGTTGGCCGAGCGCACCCACACCGCGTGCGGCGTCGCCTGCAAGGGGCGGCGCTTCAGGAAGGCGGCGATCTCATCGACCAGCCCGCACAGCACCGGGACTTCGGCGTCGAGGTCCTTGCCCAGCTTCTTCTGGATGCCGATGTCGATCTGCACGTCGTGCTGGCAAACCGAACGCGTCGAGCCGTTGATCTCGACGGCCTTGGGCACCACGGTGACACGCGGATCGGCAAGCGCTGCCAGGTCGAACTCCGGCAATACCAGCCGTTGCGGGCTGATCGGTTGGCTAAAGCTGCCCGAGGCCAACTCGGCAACCACGGCGTCGGCGATGTCGATTGCCAGCGCCATCAGTTGCTCCTCGCCGCGACCACCTGGTCGACCAGCCAATCCACGGCTGCCTTCTCTTCCGCGTTCAGCGCATCGATCACGTCACGCAGCAGCATGCCGCCGTCGACGCGAGCCTTGATCGCCTTGGCGGTCATCGCCAGGCGAGAGGACTGCATGAAGGTCGGGCGCTTGGTCATGGGCACGGCGTCGATCCGGTCGATGCGGTCCTGGACCTTCTGTCGCTGTTGCGGCGTCATGGCATCAAGCCGCGCCTGCCGTCGGGCGAGCAGTTCCGCCTTGCGTTCGGCGGGCGTCTTGCTCAGCCGGTCCTGGATGTCCTGGGGGATGTCGGGAGTCTGTTTGGCCATGAATCACCTCATGCGATCCGTGTTTGGCCGAGGCCATAGGCACGGTCGAGCACGAAAAGAAGGCTGTCGTTGAAGTCGAGAATGCGCCCCTCGCGGCGGAGCA